TGGTCTGTCCTGCTCTGCCTGCTCCTCGAGCTGTTTTCTCTTTGCCTGTTCCTCTTTGAGCTGTGTTGCAAGCTGTATGAGAAAATCGGGAGAAGTAAGAGCCTTTTCAAGTGTGTTCTCGGTCATATATGCACCGTGCTTGCGGATTGTAGGGAGAACCTCATCAAACACCCAGCTTTCAAAGCGTTCTGCCGAGGGGAGTTTGCTGTGTGTTATTAATCTGTAGAGATTGCCCTCATTGATAAATTTAGCTTCCTGCTGTCTGCCTATGCTGTCTATGACTGGGCGAATTGTCCACCCATCACTTTTGCAGTGTGTTTTTATTGCCTTTGCTGTATCTGCATATCCGAGAGCCTTTGCAATATCTGCACCGCAGAAAAGAACCTCACCGTTTGCTCCTGTGAGAGTTCTTACTTCTCCGAACTCAACATTTCTAAAAATCTGAATTTCCATAATTTTTACCTCCTGAAATTTACTAAGGGCTTCATACCCTTTCACTATAGGGACGAAAAACCGCCCTTTGCAACCGAAAACGGTTGCGGGAATAGAAATTTTTATTTTTTTACTATAAGCTCATCAAGAGAGACATTGAAAAGGTTTGCAAGTTTTATAGCTGTCTCGAAAGATATGTCAATCTTTCCTGATTCCATTCTGCAAATAGTTGACCTTGATTCAAGATTTAAGCTGTCTGCTACTTCCTGCTGAGTATAGCCTTTTTTCTCTCTTATTTCTTTTATTCTTAATGTCAAATTATCGCTCCTTTCTATTGACTTGATATGCAGTTTATGATATAATTAAGTCAATGAAATTGTTGCGTGTCATGCAACAAGTATATAATAACACTTATTTACGAGAATGTCAATGAAAATACGAGAATAAATTCGTAAATTCTGTATTTTTGTAATCAATTTACAAGAAAAGAGGTCGAAGCAATGGTTAAATTGGATAATCTGTTTATAATTTTATCTCAAAAAGGAATATCTCAGTCCAGACTTGCAGAAGATACGAGTATATCAACTGGAAATATAAGTGATTGGAAAAGAGGCAGGAGTATGCCTTCTGCGGTTAAGTTAGACGAACTTGCAACATATCTTGATTGTTCTGTTGATTACCTTTTAGGCAGGACAGACGAACCCAAAAGCACTGCAAAAACACTGCAAAGCAACAGTATTGACAACAGCGTGAATATAGATCCTGCTCCTGCTCCCGACAGCACAACACAACAGCTTGCAGATACATTCAATCAATTATCTTTCGAGGATAAAATAAAAGCTATGAATTATGTTCTTGAGCTGAAAAACAAAGAATAAATAAAAGCCCCCTGACGGCATATAATAGTCGGAGGGGGTGAAGGAGCGTGAACAGAAAATGAGCTATTGTATATATCTAAGGAAATCAAGGCCTGATATTGAAGCGGAGAGACACGGAGAGGGCGAGACACTTGCAAGGCATGAAAATATGTTAATGGAGCTTGCAAGGGACAGAGGGCTTGATGTGGTGCAGATATACAGGGAAATAGTAAGCGGCGACAGCATATCCGCCCGCCCTCAGATGCAGGCAATGCTTTCCGACATAGGGCAGGGGAAATATAAGGGAGTTCTTGTAGCGGAGATAGAAAGGCTTGCAAGAGGAGACACGATAGATCAGGGAATAGTTGCACAGGCTTTCAGAGAATCGGGAACAAAGATAATAACGCCCGTCAAGACCTATGACCCGAACAATGAATTTGACGAAGAATATTTTGAATTTTCGCTGTTTATGAGCCGCAGGGAGTATAAGACTATAAAGAGACGTATGCAGGCAGGAAGGCTTGCAAGCGTGAAAGAGGGCAATTATATATGTTCTTCCGCACCATACGGCTACAGGAAGATACAGCCCGAACCAAAGATACATACCCTTGAAATTGTTCCCGGAGAAGCCGAAACGGTAAAGCTGATATATAAGCTCTACCTTGAAGGACACGGTTCAAAGTTCATAGCAGCGGAACTCAACCGAATGGGGATAGCTCCTGCAAAAAGCATATACTGGGAGAATCCGAGCATAAAGAAAATACTTGCAAATCCTGTTTACTGCGGAAAAGTCGGCTGGAAGTCCAAAAGCAACGGAGAGACACTTTATAAGGGCTTGCATGAGCCGATAATAAGCGAAGATGTTTTCAATGCCGTTCAGGATAAGAGAAAGAACAATCCTGCCGCACAGGTTCGCCTTAATGATCGTCTGCTGAATTATTATCACAATATACTTTACTGTTCCAACTGCGGACACCAGCTCAAAAGGCGTGTGATAAGCAGTACAGGCAAGGAATATATGCTATGCTGCTACAAGGAATGTCAGGGAAAGACCGTATGTGCGTCAATGCAGGAAGTTGATGAAGCTGTAATGGCATCATTCAGATACAGAATAGAGAGCCTCCGTGAGCTGATGAGCAAAGACGGAAAGAGTGATACTGTTCAGGCTGATAAAAAAACTCCTCTTGAAAATGAACTGCAAAAGGCAAAGAAACAGCTTTCAAAGCTGTATGATCTTCTGGAGCAGGATATTTATGATGTAAACACATTTGTTGAGCGTTCAAGAGCCTTGAAAGAGCGTATAAACTCCCTTGAATATGCGTTGAAAGGGCTTGAAAGCATTAAGCCTAAACTGTCGCCCGAAGAATCAATTGCAAGGATACAGAATGTAATTGATAATTTCTACAGCTCATCTCCCGAAGACAAAAACCGCCTGCTCCATTCTGCGGCAGAGAGGATATATTATACAAAGACTGTAAAAATGTGCAGAAACAAGAAATTTTCCGACCTTACCTTAAAGGTTGATTTTTTATGATATAAATGTACAACATATATACCTTATAAAATTACAATATCTTTCTTGTACATATAAAAAATATCCCTCTGCCTGAATTAAATCAGACAGAGGGATTTTCTTTACTTTTCGGTAAGTGTACCGGAATATGTCTCACCATCAATAGTAAGAGTAACAGAGACAGACTTCGTACTTTTGGCAGCGTTTTTATTTCTGCTTGTAAAAACAGTGCCACGTTGAAATGTGTCGATAAAATTTTCACCTGTAGTTTCGTTGCCGTACCAGTGATTATTTGTGTATGGTTCGCTGTCTCTTGTGTCAACATGGCAAGAATCAGGCATCATCATGCCTATACCCCCAAAGCCTATACGTTCAGCAGCTTCGGCAATGTTTTCAGAAGTATAAAAACTGCCGTCCTGCTTCTGAACTCTGATGTCTGCCGCCATACCTTTTCTGTGAGCGTCCGTAGGACTGCCCCACGGGTTATTTTCGCAACGATAGCCGCTGTTTATGTATATAGCTTTTGCGTCAAGCATATCGTGTATCTGTTCTAACCGGCTTATAAGCAGCTGAGACATTGTTATTGTTTTGCCGCAGCACTCGCAGGCAAACTCTGAGCTGTCAAAATGTTCTGAGAGATTTCCCATTTATTTATCCTCCTTGTTTTGAAAACTGAACACCGAAATAGAAAGCTATAACGGTGGTAAATACGCTCTGAAACTGCTCCGAAGAAACAGAACCCCTCACGGTCTGATATGAAAAAACCGCCGTGAGAACAATAGTTATTATAGATTTTACATCAATAAGTTTAGCAAGTTTTTCGTGAATTTTCAATTCTTTCCATTCTCCTTTCAAGTGATTCTATTTTTTCTTCAACAACAGGCATACGTCTTGCAAAATTGTTATGTTCACGGACTTCTGATGTTAAGCTGTCAATTTTGGTATCTATTACAGCTTGATGTGTTTCAAGCTTGTAAGAGAGATCACGGCTTGACGCACGGGTATTTAAAATCACTGTAATTATTGTTGCTATTGCTGATATTGTTGATACTATGATACTTTCCATGAATTGCACTTCTTTCTGAAATTTTTTTGAAAAAGGTCTTTACAACCACCAAAAAAGGTGGTATAATATAAACATGAGAGGAGGTGAAAAGGTTGAAAATCACAGACAAAATAAAAGAGCTTTCCGAGTGTGTTGGAGAACTCGAAAAGCTCGTAATCAGAATAATTTCCTTAGTCGGTTGGATAATTCTTCTGATTAAAACGATAAAATAAGGTCAAAGGGGACGCAAGTCCCCAACCTTACTTTGATTATATCATATGCTTTTCAGCCTGTCAAGTATGAAAGAAAAAATTATAAAAGCATTTAGCTATTCATTCACAATAGTTGGTGTGCTCTTATTTGTCTATTTTGTATCGGAGGCAATAATTCATGAATCTTAAAAAATTGCGTATTGAAAAAAAATTGACTGTCCCAGGTCTTTCTAAAATTTCTGGTGTTCCTGTTCGTACAATTGAAAATATTGAAAAAAACGGAACAGGAACTATTTCAAATGCTATTAAACTCGCTGATGCACTCGGTGTTACTCTTGATGAGTTATGCAGAGATAAAAAGTAATGTTTATATTTAAGCCCTGCACCACGCAGGGCATTTTTTTATATATCCTCGATTGTTTTTATGCCCCTGCTCTGACTGACCGCATTAGTACTGATGCCATTAGCCTGTTCAAGAGCTTCAATTCGTGTGATTAATTCGTCATAGCTCGGACGATACTTCACGAACTGCTGTGATACGCTCCATGCTGCTTCCGTGCAGATCATCGGTGATACTACAACGCTTGAGGGGCTGTAGCCGTTGGCAATTCTTATACAGTAGTCAAGCGATGTGGTTTCGGAAAGCGTAAAGCTAAAACCTGAGCCGTAATCAAAGTCACTGGTTATGAAAGTGTTGCCGCCTGCTTCTCTTAAATCGACTCTGTAGCTGCTGTCTGAACCGCCCGAAGGTATGCCGCTTACATGGTATGTTCCTGCCTTTAAGGTTATTGGTATTCGCAGTGTAGATACTGATGTAGCTGTATCGGAAAGGGTTATAGTCTCTGAATTTGCGTCAAGAGTATATGTAATACCCGATTTTGAAATCGGAAAAGCGGACTGTCCTACATAGCCAACAGCATTTTCAGGGTTTAAAAGGTTCTTTGCTCCTGCGTCAACAATTTCGGCAAGTTCATCTCTATTCTCGTCAGTCTTATCTGAAACGGCTGAAAGAGCAGCTACAGTTAACAGATAAGCACTGTAAAAAGTCTCAAGGTTTATGCCCTGAGAGTTGTTGCCTGTGTAGATTTTGCCGTCCCAACCAATTGCAAGAGCGTTTGACGGCGGAGCTGTCTGCTCGTTATGTCCTGCACCATTGCCAATTATAAAGGCGAATCTATCATAACTGTCTTCAATGTTATTTTTTCCGATTACAAACTGATTATCCGAATTTGCGACCGTACCTGTTCCGGCAGTAAAAGAATTTTTGCCGTTTGAAAGGTTGCCTGAATTTACTGAGAATGAAGCCATACCCACGCTTTGAGAGCCTGCACCAAAAGCCGCAGAATAATTTCCTAAAGCCGATGTTCCTGAGCCTTGTGAAAAAGCACTTTCACCGTTTGCTCTTGCCCCCATACCTACTGCAAAAGAATAATCTCCGTTTGCTTTTGTGCCTGCACCTGCCGAAATAGCCATATTGCCAAGTGCAGTTGTACTGCTTCCGAGAGCAAGAGAATAAGCACCTACAGCCTTGTTGCTTCCGCCAACCATAACGCCTGCACCAAAAGCTGCTGTTTTTTGAGTACCGTCGATAGTATAAGTTTCTCCTGTTACTGTCAGGAACGGTATCTTTATGTCTCCACTTGCCTTATTTCCCGAAAGAGCGACCCCGTTTATTGACGGCTTATTGCTTAAATCCGTGTAATCATCTAAGCCGAGGTCAGAGCCGGACTTGTTGCCCTGCAAGGTCACACCGTTTATCTGGGGCTTGTTGTCAAGCAGATTGTAATTAGCAACACCGCCGACATTACCGCCCGTTTCCATGTTAAAATTCACATCGTCCTGCACCGTAAAATTAAAATCAAAATTCTGCATTTAGATCCTCCTTGCCACAACCGAAACGTACATCTTGCCTTTTAACTTGATATAATCACAGCCGCCTGCGGAAAGCACAAAAATCACAGTATGTATGCCCTCACTCAGCTTGTAGGTATCGCTTGTTGTGAGCTGTAACGCAAAGCCTGTCTGAGTAGCAAAGCATTCCTTGCAAATATCCGCTGTAGATGTATCACCGCTTTTTGTCACTATGCAGTGCATAGTACAGTTTTCAAGCCCTTCCGTATCAACTGTGATGTTGAAAACAGGCAGTGTATCGCCTGCACAAAGCCGCATATCCGGTATTTCATTATAAAAACTAAGCATTTACATTCCTCCTCCGAAAACCTCGTTCCAAAGCGTTGCTATTATACTTCCAGTGTCATAAACATTGCCGTTCAGCTTGAATTTCAGTTCATCTGCATAGACGTTGCCTGTAGCCGAAATATTACCTGTTGCTGTGACATTTCCTGCTGCTGAAATATTGCCGCTTGCAGAAATATTTCCGTCATTGATCTGAGTTATTGCAGTTCCGCCGCTGTAAAGAAAAATACCGCCTGCCTGAACCAGTAAACGCTTGTCAATGCCTGTGTTTCGCAAATCAAGCTGTAACGGGCTGAGCTGAGAACTCCATAACTCATTGTTCTGATTCTCAAAATTGAGATTTATAGCATCATAACTCTGAGAATTTGTTGTCATGTCGATTCTGCCGCCCGTCATTGTAAACGCAGAAGCAGTAACATTTCCGTTTTCGTCAACATGAAAAGTACCATTGCCGTTTAGTATCTCGATTCCACGCAGAACACCCGCTGTTATGAAGTCGGCGACAATTGCACCGTTCATAGTTATAGCTGTGCCGTAAGTGCCGTTGTAGCCTGTACTGCTGTAGCCGAAACCGCCTGAGTTCCACCGCCAGACTTTTGTCGCTGTTGCCTTGTCGGGGGTGTCCATGATAAGTATTTCATTGCCGTTTACAACCACATAGCCTGTTATTCCTGTTGTTATCAGGGCTGTAGCCGTGGCTTTGGCAGAAGCAAGAATATCAATTTTCTGCTGTGGCATTTCATACTCTATAAGATGTGCGGTTCTTACTGATAAATCGGTTATTCTCTCAAATTTGTCGCCTATTTCGACTTCGGGAGCATACGGCTTGTAGATGTCGACAGTTCGCTTGATAAGCCTTAAATCATCGTCAATATCAAGCAGACTGTTCTTGAAATGATAGGTATATCCTGCGTGAATTGCCTGTTCCGAGGGGTCAAGCACGGAAAGGTCAAGAACTTGTGCTTTATATGCTTTTTTGGCTCTGTTATTGTTTGTAAGATAAGCCTGCCCACGCTGTTTCAAGTTTTGTGGGAGCGTTATATCATCAAATTCAGCAGTTCCGACGATTATCCCATATTTCTCTATGGCGTTTGAATCGTCAATGTAGATCCTGCCGTCGTTTACGCTTGCTATTGTCAATCTCTCTGCACTTTCATCATTGAGCTGACAGCCGAGAGGAATCAAGCGTGTTATCACATTTGATGAATCCGATGAAACTTCAAGCGACTTTATATTTTTTGCAAGCTCAATTGTTGTACTGCTGTTGACGTTAGAACTTGTCAGGTAGTCAAGCACAAGAGAGCCGTTGGCTCTGCGTATTCGTATTTCTCCGCCTATTCTGCCTTGCAGATTTTCTTTGATTTCTGCAAGAGTATTTCTGTAAGCTGTTGTCTTGCTGTTTGTATTGTCTCCGCTGAAATCGCAAAGACCGAGCGTAATTTGCTTTTCAGCAGGCACTAAGCTGTTATGATATGCCAGCAAAGCGGTCAGGAACTCCGCAACAGTTGCGTTCTCATAGTGATGATAATTCTGTATACTGTCGCAGAGAAAGCCCAGACAGCCCTCACATACACAAGTTTTGTATACCGTTCCCTTGCTTGTCATTTCCTCAGCGGAATTAAGTAAAACGCCCTCAAATTCTGTCTCATGGGTCACTGTATTGACAATTTCGACTGCTGTTTTGCGGTCATGCAGATCATTATAACAAGGGTTGAATGGCAGTATTTTAAACGTAAATGACGGAATGGCGTTTATTTCCTCGGAGAATTTTCCTTCTGCAAGTCTTGAATCGCTTTCGGATGAGAGTTCATGCAGAATTTTTATTTCATTTCCGTTTTTGATATACACCTCATACATCAGAAAATACCGTCCTTTCCGCCTGTTTTGCTGTTCAGGAATTTCACCCATGCCTGAATCGGGGTAAGCAGTTCATAGCTTGGGTCTGTTTGTGCTGTGTTGTAAAATTCAAGCACAAGTGAAGCGTCGGCGGCTGTGATAGTGCCGTCTTTGTCTGCATCGGCAGCGAGGAGCTGTTCGGGAGTGAGACCGGGGTCTTGTCCTGTTGACATTGCTGTATATGCGTCAAAAATCGCAGAAGCATCAGCGGCAGTAACAGCACCATCACCGTCAAGATCAGGAAGAATTGTATTTGCTGTGTTGTGTTTCAGCATATCAGGCTTAAAATACATCATCGGGGCAGACATAAACATCAGCTCAAACGTGTAAACACCGTGATTTTCATTCCAGCTCACAGAAGGCTCACGGACACTGTAATAAACTTCGGGGAGCATATCGTCATAAAGCTCTTTTCTGCCGTTCCAGTGAAGCCAATTAAGTATATCAATCAGCTTGAATCCCGCATTTTTGAGCTGATATTCAAGCAATTCGAGAGTGTAAGAGAGCGTCCTTTCTCCGTAGCTTGAACCTAAAACTTTGTCAAAATCATAAGTAATATTTGAGAACGGCACTCTTTCGGTGTGGTCATCTTTCGGAGCTGAACCAACCGAACGGCTCAGCATACGCAGACCATACGAGTAATAAGAGTGTTTGCCGTTTACTTTTACGCCTTTTATCATGTTGTCAGCCCCCTTTCTTTCAGCTTTATATCGACACCCTGCCGCTTGTCAACTTCGTCTGTGACAAGTCTTGTAACACCCTCTGCAACAACTTCCTCACCTACCGCAAATTTTGCATTTATCACTATTTCCTGCGGACTGCTGCCGCCCGAAACATAATTCAGACCGCCGCCTGTAATCGGTGACGGCTTGGGGAATGATTCTGTAAGATTCAGTCTTGAAACTGCCGCAAGTGCAGAATTGTCAATTTCTGTGTTCACTTTCGGCATTTCGTCTGTAAATCCTACTCCGATACCCTGAGCGAGATACTTTCCGACTTTATCCCTCATGACCGCCGAAGGAGAATGTATTCCGAATGTCTCCTTGAAATTCTCAACAAGTTCGTTTCCGAGGTCAAACATTCTTTCTTTGAGCCAACCGACTTTGCCCCACATACCATTCCAGAGTCCGTATATTATGTTAGCACCTGATTCTCCCATTTTTTGCGGAAGTGAAGCTATGCCGTTTATCATTGCGAAAATTATTTCTCTTGCAGTATTTTTCACTTTGTCAACCAGTCCCGAACCGATTTTTTTCCAGCTTGCGAATAAATTTTCTTGCAAGTCAACTAATCCCCATGCCAGACCGCCAGCCGCTTTTCCAAGCCCTTTCACAAGCTCCCAGAACAGCGTTGTTGAGGCTTCAAGAAGTTTATCCGAACATTCAAGCAATGCCATGATAATTTCTGCAACTATCTCAGGAACACGGGGAACAAGTTCTTCAATTATAATCGGGATTGCATCAATAAGAGCCGTGAAAAGAGTTACAGCCCCGTCAGTCAGGGCGGGTATCAGCTCAACAAGCGTATCAATCACGGCAATTATCAAATCGGGCAGAACATCAGTAATTACGGGAATTTCTTCATGCCAGAGATTTACAATATAAGCCACAAGATAAAACAGAAAATCCTTTGCTTTTTCGGTAAATTCGGGGAGTTTTTCCATAATTGTATTTAGAAGCGTACCTGTTATTTCCGCAATCAAATCAGGCAGAACAGCAACGATTATCGGCAAAAATTTTTTTATATTCTCAGCCAGAAAATTATAGCTTTCGGTCAGGAAGTCTTTCAGCTTTTCGGTAAATTCGGGGAGTTTTTCTGTAATTCCCTCCGCAAGAGATTTCAGTATTTCAAAGCTTATGCTCAGAATCTGAGGCAAAGCGTCCGCAAATGCTTCCACAAGCTGTTTTATCACATCAAATGCAGTATCTGCTATAAGCCCTGAATTTTCGCTTAGTCCCTGCATTAACGTTTTCAGAATTGATATTCCTGCGGAAATTATAACGGGGATATATCCTGTTATTTTTTCGACTGCTTTCGGGATAAGACTGCTCATTGACATGATAAGCTTTCCTATTCCGCCCAGTATCGTTTCAATTCGTGGCTCAACGTTTGATAAAACCGCAGTTGTGCTTTCAACAAGGTTATTAATGAGTTCTTCAAAGTTCTGATTATCGTCTGCAATACCGACAAGCACATTGTCCCACGCCGCTTTCAGCATCGCAACAGAGCCGCTTATTGTGTCTGCCGATTCCTTGCCTGCATAGCCCGCAAGTCCCTGCATTTCAATGTAATCAACAAGAGCCTGCTGACAGTCAGCAAGATTTGAAATCTGATAATCTGTAGCCCTGCCGTTCGCCGCATTCCATTCATTTACCTTGTCGATAAGTTCCTGAAATCCCTCTTTTGTCGGAGTTATACCAAGCTGTAAATTGTCAAGCATGGTATAGTTTGATTTCATTATTCCGTTGAAAGCGTTCTGGACGTTTTCCTGTGTCTGACCTGTGGCTGCTACAACATCGGCTTCGGCTTTTATGATCTTGTCTGCAAGTTCTGCGGCGGCTTGAGCATTGCCGTTCATCGAAGTTTTAAGACCCGTCGCAAATCCGTTAGCTTGTTCAAGATAGTCATTCTGACTGAGCTGTACTTCCTTGTATGCTGATTTAGACTTTTCAAGTATATAGTTCGAAGCATCATCAAAAAGAAGTTTAGTACCGCCGACAAGCTGTTCATAGTCAGCATATGCAGAAAGAGCCTGTTTGCCGAGTATGACCGTTGCAGTTGCGGCAGCTCCGACAGCGGCAGCAACTGCTTTCATGCCTGTTTTAGCTATGCTGCCGAGTTTGGAAAGCCCTGTTTCAAATCCTGATTTATCAATCGCTGTATCAAATTTCAGTGTTCCGTCGTACATTTTCTGCCTCCTAACTCATGAACATCGCTCCTATATCCCTATCATCAAGCTCATACGGCAAAGCGTAAAGCTGTTTCAGTTCAAGTATTCGCTTTCGCTCGTCAGCGTTTTTTATCTGACCTATATCAACGCTTCTGTAGCCGATTCTCCGCATAATCTGCGAATTATCAGGCAATGCGGAAAAAAGAATTTTGAACCGCCACCAGTGCATTTTTGCAGTAAGAAGATTTATACTGTAAAATCTCTGAAAATCAGCAATTATGCAAGGTGCGTCAATCTTCCAGTTGAGAACGGGAGGACTTGAAACTGTTTCTTCCTGTTCGATTTCATCATCTTCGGGTGGTTCGGGTTCAAGTGCCTTTACCTTGTAAAAGTCACAGAGGGCGAAAATCAATTCATCTGTGAGCCGTTCAGGAGTATCAATGAACCAGTTCAGCAGCAGACTTGTTTTTTCATCGTTTGAAAGGTCCTTATCGTTCATCATGTCCGAAAAACGTATCCAGTCCTTGAAATCTGTCACTATCCTGTATCCCGACACTTTTAATGGAAACGGCTCATAAAATGCGTTTATCATCTGTGTTTCTTATGCTTGTAATTCGGCTTTTTAGGGCTGTATTTTCCGAAATTTTCAGTTCTTTTTCTCTTGATTTCCTCTGACTGAGCATTTACAAATCTGAGAAAATCTGCATAAACTTCCTCACAGCTTGCAATGCTGACAGGTGTCTTTGCAAAAATTTTCTCAGCAGTTCCGTCACCGAAAACTTTATTGAAAAAATCAAGGTATATCATGCAGTAAAGCCTTATTTTTTCGGAAATTCTCTTTGTCTGAGGGAAGTTCTTTTCCCTTTCAGCCATGTCCTCAAAAGCTGTTTCCACACGCTCAACGTGTTCGGGATTTGTGAAATCAAAATCAAGGCTTATGCCGTTTATGTCCCATGTTTTCATAAATCATTATCCTTCCTGTTCCGGAGTGACAGCAGACGTACCATTTTCTGATACATCTGCTTCAGCTCCGGCAACCTATTCACTGATCGTAACTGTCTGCCAACCGTCAGAGCTTGTAACTGTAACTTCCGCAAGCTCTCCTCTTGCTTTAAAATCGCCTGAGTATGTATAGATATTTATGTTATCGCCCTCGGAGTTCGGGATAACTGAGTAATCACGCTTGAGGGCTGTAGCTGTGTATGTTCCGCTTGATTCTGTAGCAGCTGTTGTATCAACAATTATAACTGTTCTGACTGCTTCATCTCCGAGCTTCTCACCATTTGTAATGTCAACAATATCCGCCTGAACGGGCAGGTTCTTATGTTTGTCAAACGCATAGCTGAAAGCAGGAGCGTGTCCGACAATATCTGTCTGCTGAAACGGCTCGTCAACATACTGTCTTGAATATTCGATAGGGTTTTTGCTCTGACTGAAACTTGTAAATTTTTTCATACGGTAGTATACGGTGGAATTAGTTCCGGGAACACCGTAAAACGCAAGAATTTCATGTCTTGCGACGATTTTTGGATTTGGCATATTAATCCTCCTCAAATGTTAATTTTAGCTGTACCTGATAACGTGCTGTGTTTGTATCTGCCGAAAAAGCATAGCCTCTGCTTGTTACTTCAACGCTCACAGGGTCACGGCTTTCGCCAAGGTCTGGCAGAATACCATTATCATTCTGTTCTTCAATCCAGTCCTCAAATTTTTCATAAAATTCAAGATTTCCGAGATTTACAGCTATATCCTCGCTGAAATACTCTCTGCTTGCGAATAAAAAAAGGAACTGTTTCATACAGCTCCCGTCTGTGTATCTCTTGATGATCGGCTCACATGGTATGGGTTCAATCGTGTACTCTATCGGTTCATTTCCCATGAAATCCACAAGCAGACAGCCGTCTTTCAGTTCAGGAAAACCGAGAATATATTCTCTTATGCTCTCTGTTATTGTCATCAGAATTTCTCCTTTGCTTTTCGGGCTATTTCTTCTTTGTGGTCGGCTTTCATTCTTTCAAGCCATAATTTCCCACGGTTTGCCCCTGAGAATCCCCTGTTTGTGTAGTACTCACGCCTTGCTTTCGGCTCTGTATTTATAATCACACCTGCCGTTTCAATTTTATGGGAACGGCTCATTTTTCCGTGATTTTTGAATCTTTCATTTGCTATCGGCGTGTAATCTTCAAGTTTCTCGATAACTGTATCATCAATATACTTCTGAGCCGCAGAGAACCTCTGAGGGAAGTTCCCGTGTATTGACAGTCCTTTGAATTTTATCATTTTGCTGTGACCTCAATGTGACGAACTTTCGGTGAACCATAGCGTAGATCCTTGACCGCCGTGATTGTATACGCTGTAAGCGGCGGCTGTTCATCGGAAATCACTTCGCTAACTATTTTATCGCCGACTTTCGGCAGATAATCGGCTGATTTTTCGGGGATTGAAACAAAAATACTGTCCTGCTCAGATCTTTCTTTTCCTGTACTCTCAGAAATCGAAGGCTGCCAGTAAACTTTGCTGACTGCATGACGAATATATATGACATTTCTGTCAAATATCGTCTTTTCATACACTGTACAGCCATTTTTGTTTGTAAACATCAATTCACCCCGTTCCGTAAACGTCCAGAAATCCGCACATCTGCTTTTTCAGACCGAGTTCTTTCAGCTCGTTTCGCAGGAAATACAGGGATTGTCCTGCATTGAGATAAGTCATTGATATGCTGTACTGTCCGTTTGTCTCCGAACCCTGAGAAACAGCCGCACCGTCTGTGTCAATACTGTTCAATGCTCTCACAACAGCCTGCACAACAACCGATTTTACAGCCATTGCATAGTCTTCATCGGTGACGAGCTGGTCAAGATTTTCGTTTGCTTTTTTAGCGATATTTCTCAGCTTTGCGGAGGCTTGTGTTATAAGTGCCTCCGCTGCTGTTTCCTGCTGTGCTGTGAGACTTATTCCGAGTACAAGAATATCGCTCACAGCCGCATAGTTTGCTCCCATTACTTTATGTCATCGGCGGTTACAGTGAGATATGCAACAGCCTTTACCTTTGAAGAACTGAGATTTACAATTTCAATTATGTCGCCTGCACTTACGCTTATTTCTGTTGTGCCTGATGTGAGAGAAGTTCCGCTGTATGCTGATGATGTCATATCATAAGTAGCACGGCTTGAGGGATTTTTCTTGTATGCGTAAGTTGTGCCTGTATTGCCTGCGGTCACAGTTGCTATTGTAGTGCCGTCTGTTGCTCCTGCGGCAAGTGAAGCTGTAAGACTTCCGGGAGCATATACGGCACGAATTGCGACACTTCTGAGGACTTTATGTGTATAGATCATACGTCCCTGCACCGCACAAGCACCGATATACTTTCCTGAACCGTTAAGATCCTGAATATGAACAGGCTTTTTCCATTCATTGATTCTTGTTGCATAGCGTGGGTGTCCTGCTATCATAGCAAGATTTGCAGTACTGTCATTCCACTCTCTGACAAGAAATCCTGCTATCTTACCTATGACTCCTGACTGCACAACTGCATCGCCAAGGGCAGAAGCCTTTGTAAAATCGGGGGATTTGAGAATGAGTGATACAGTTTCGGGAGTTGCAAGGAGATAACGCTTGCCGTCATCGGGGATATTTGCTTTTGACATTGCCTGACGAATATCAACAATTGCATCGTAGATATTTGCTTTGGTGAGCTGTGCGAAGTTCATGACTGTAGCTCCTGCGAGAAGCACAGTTGCTCCGTCGGTGTCAATCTGCTTTGCGAGACTGTAGCCTGCGCTGTCAAGTCTGTCAGAAATGATTTTGTCCGGAACGCTTGCGGCATCGTAATCGTCAACTATCTCATTGACTGCCTTATCTTTGTCAATGATAACGTCCATATAGCTTGTATCGCCGCTTGTTGCAGATATACCGTTAGCTTTGTCATAGTCGCTGACGGCTACTTCTGTATCTCTCACAGGAATTTTCTTGTTGCCTTTGGTGTCTGTTTCATAGTCATTGTTGAAAACAAATCCGTCTTTGAGTACAAGCTCACTTCTGATTTTTGCGAGAACGAGATCTGAATATACATTCTGTGCTGTATGTGCCATAATTACTTACTCTCCTTTACCGGTCTGAGATTTGGGTTTTTTGTGTAAAATTCCTTTTCAACGCCTGAAATTTCGTCAACGTTTTCAGTTGAACGTTTTACAGGCTGATGTGTGAAGCCGTCAAAAAACTTTGAAATTTTTTCTGCATCGGCTTTTATTTCTTCTTCTGTTGAACCGTTGAGACGGTCAGCAAATTCAGAAGGTATGCCCTTTTCGGTAACTGTTCTGAGCCTGATAAGGTCAAGATTTGCCTTGTCAAGCTGTTTCTGAATGTCTGCTGTGGATTCAGCGACTTTTGCATTTACAATTTTGTCAAGCTGTTCCTGATTTGTAATTGCTTCAAAATTCATAGATTTGTCCTCCTTGTTGTATTTTTTTGAAACCCCTGCATTGACCTGAGCAGGAACGGCTACAAAGCTCCATTCATAGGCATCTGTTACATCGTCAAGTATAAAATGGCAGATTTTTCCGTCATATTCCTTGAATTTCTGATGTTCGCAAGGTTCTTTTGTCACATCACAGCCGCAAATTGAACAAATTTTCTTATTTGCACTGCATGAAACACTGACTTCCTTTTTGATACCGCCGTCAATTTCGTCGATAAGACTTTTATTGCTGTCAGTGTGGATCATGTAAGCCCAGCCTTTAAGGTACTTGTAAGGCTCACCTGTGGCTGTTTTGCGGTCAGGGTCGCTTACAAGCTCAGTGTCAAAAATTCTTGCACTCTGATTTGTGCCTTTCGGGTCATGGTCAAATATGCCTGTTTTGCCGACGAAAAGACTTTTCAGAGATTCAAGTGCCTCGTCTGAGAAACTTTCACCGTCTCTGTCAATGTCATTGTCGCAGAGTGTCACAGGAAAGACATAAAGCTCCTTTTCTGTGAATTTTCTGCGGGTAAACGAGTTGATTTTTTCAAGAGTTGATTTATCCATGATAACTCCTTTCAGTAAGTTATTATTTGCTTTTTATGCTCAGTTTTTGTGGTAGAGCAGAGCCAGTGAGCGAGACTGACCGCCTCGACAAGTGAGACATCTGCACCGTCAAGAATTGAATTATAGCCGAAACCGCCTGCTGAACCTATTGCACGATGTTCACTGTTTGAAACAGCCTGAGTAAGTGAAGCCTGTCCGCTGTGACATATCATTCCGTCAAACAAGTTCTTTTCAAAGAGTGCGTTAGCTTCGATTATATCTTTGACAGTCGGCATGATCGGCTTTTTCTTAATTCCTGCGTCTTTCATTTCAGCAGCAAGTATATCCTGCTGTCCTGCACCGTCAACAGCCGCTTTTTCAGCATTTCGCAGATATGCGATCAACCACGGGTTGCCGTCACGGGTACTCCTGCAATCAATTGCTTCAACAAATATCCTGCCGTCCGCAGTTTTTGCCGCAACCGCAAGAGATACATTTCCTGTTGACTTTGCATATTTTACCCCGTAAAATAACTTTATCGGAGTTGCAAGCTCCGATTTTTCTACAATACAGCTTTCCCATTCTTTGCGGCTTATGGCTGATTTCTGCGAATATTTTAGCCAAAGCCCGAGACGCTGAATATTATCATCAACTTTATCATCTCCCAATTCCGAACGTATTGTTCTTTCGCTGAGTATATAACCGAGTGAAGGATTTGTCTCATACCACAATTCTATTTCAGAAGTGTCAGAAAGCTCAGGAACGCTCCATTCAGCCCAGCCGCAGTCAGCCTTTCCCGCAAGAGTTTCACTTCTGTATTTCAGAAACACCGTTCCCGATGAAACGGCGGTTGGGGGAGTTCCGCACATAAGCGTCTGCGGATTTTTGCTGTCGGTGACAATATATTTTAAAGCTGTTTCCTGATCTGCTGTGTATTCCTGAGCTTCATCAATGATAAGTACATCATAACCCTCACCCAGACCGCCCTTGCTGCTTCGGGTTCGGAAGTTTATGACCGCCCCTGAGCCGTCAAGCCATTCGATATGTTCAAGCCCGAACTGCTTAGTTGTCTTGAAGTCCTTACCTTCCACATATCCTGCCTTTGTCAGCCTGTCAATGACTTTCTCCCATGCGTTATGTGATGTAGTTGTTCTGTGAGCTGTATACAGTACTTTTTCACCGTGTGTGACAGCATAAACAGTTCTGATTATCAGCAGTTCCGATTTACCGTTTCTTCGTGGGATAGACCAGCCGTATTTCATGTGTATGTACAGCCCGTCAGCATCAACGGCAAGAATATCCTCTGCAAGAAGTTCCTGCCACGGCATTGACGTTCTGTCAGTCTGATTGTAGAGCTTTACCGCCTCCGAACCGTGAGAATACACATAAGGCATTGTGACCGAAAGTGTCGGTGTCTGCCTGCCTTTTCTCAATTCTATCACAGATTTTTCCAGTCCCTTGACAGCGGCAGTACACGATTGGAAACAATTTTCGGGGAAGTGTCTCTCACATCAATCAGCTTATCAGACTTTTGTCTGTTGCAGGTCATATGTGCAAGCTGTAAGTTTGAAATATCGGAAGGGTGACCGCCTTTTGAAACGGGAATGATATGGTCTATACAAGGGCTGAGAGGGTGAGGAAACTTAAAGCTGAAATCGACAGGCTTTCCGCATATCCCGCAGATTTTCTGTGTTGCATAGATTCTTTTTTTGTTGCTTTCAAACTGTGAACGCTGTGTTCCGTTGTGGTCGGGTCTGATGTTTGGTTTTGCCATGTTCTCAGCTCCTTTCAGGTTATCAGGGTATAAGAAAACCGCCTTGTTTGGCAGTACGATACATATTTATAAATTTCTGCTGTGCCATGCGTCCGCCTTCTGATTCGGACATATGTTTGCCATTCTTGCGAAGTATTTCGTAGTGTTCGGCACAGCTTTTTTTTCCAGGAAGCACATCTCTGCCGCAGAAATAGCATTTGCCGAGATACTTCCATGTTTCCTGCTTTGAACTTCTGTGCGATTCGTTGTAACGTTTCGCTTTAATGTAATGCTCGTAGCATTTTACTCCGTGTGTCGCAGGCTTTCCGCAATGGACACACAATCCTTTTTCTTTTCTGGTTTTGTACTGTTCTTTTTTCTTCTGAAGCTGTTCTTGTTTATATTTTTCCGGTCTGTTGCACCAACGAAAGCGGTCGGTGTCAGGCTCTTCACGAACGCAGTCGGGATAAGAACAATTAAAACAGTCTAAATTACATTTCGCCATTTTTTCTCCTGCTTTACGGTATAGAAAAACCGCCTTGTTACGGGCGGTTAATGTTATCTACAATAGTAAGAATCAGCCATATTACAGCTAATATCAAAGATATTAAAAGAGATTATAAATAGCATTATCATCTCTCAATTCAATTATACCACTTCCGCCCGAACTTGTCAATCCTCTTATCTCTGAGAGCTTTCTGCTTTCAAGCTCTTGCGGATCAGTAATGATCTCAGGCTTTGAGGGCTTTTTGACTTCGGGCTTGTCCCAGGCTCTTGTATATCTGCCGTTTGACTTTTTGCCCCGCAAGACTTCGGTATCATAGACAATAACGCAGTCGCAGTTGTCATGTCTGCGGAAGATGTCGGCAGGCTGTTCCCCGAAAGCGTATTTTCCCGAAACGGCTGTACACCACTCACAGCAGTGAGAGCCTATTCTTGTGATATAACAGTCAAGCCCTGCCTTGCTTCGGAATTTGGCATTTTCTGCGATATAGTCATCATGAAAGGACTTTGTTATTGTCTCACTTCCTGCCCTTGCCCTGCGTTTTATGACGCTTTCGGAAACAGTCGGGTCAATGAGGGAGTGTGCGAACTGCTGCACTCGCTCCGCAGGATAGGCGGCTTTTCGGGGATTTAGATTTATTGAAAGCCGTTCATCAAGTGATTTCTGAACTGCGGCACATACAGCATTTATATCATCATAACCGTTTCTGAGAAGTTCGGATGTAATAAGTTCGGGATCATCAAGCATGAGAATTTCCGCCGAAAGCTCTTTGCTGAGAATATGCGAGAGAACTTTTGCATACTGAAAAGTATCATTGAAATCAGCTTTTTTCTTGTCTATCCTGCTGAGAATGTATCTGAGTTCCGTGTCTGAAAGAACAATTTCGGGTATGCTTATCACTGAGAATCACTCTCCAGACCTGTAAGCTGTCTGATATTTCTGTTGCCGATGAAATCGGGAACTGCCTGATTTATTTTCAGAATTGCATCTCCTGCCGCACCGAGAGCCGCTGTGTCAGGCTCAAATATAGGCAGCCATGCACACTTGCAGTCCGCAAAAGCGGCACGGTCATAACTGTAATTATCCCTGATACAAGCCGCTAAGTAGCCTGCGTTGAGAAAGCCTGTCCCGAAATTTCGCTGTGCTTTTCGGGCTGTCAGCCTCAGATTTTCGTGACTTGCTCTTATAGCGTCATAGCTCGCAGGATTTGCAGTATTAAAACCTAAATCATCAAGCGTAAGACCTGTTTCGCCTGCAAACATCGAAGCCAGCATTTTTATATGCTCCATGTGCGGAGACATTGAAGCCTGTGAGAACAGTCCGACCTTGGGTTCTTTACCGTTTTCGTCCTGCGGCAGATTCAAAAAGTCGGAATATCTTGCCTGTTTCTTGTCAAATTCTGTGGTCTGAGACAGTCCTAAGACGTACTTCTGCGGAACTGAGTAAAATTCTGCTGTTACTTCTGCTCTGAGGAGCGTTCTCACGGCAGACTGCACAATATCCATACAAGTTCGGGAAATGCGTGAATGTCCGAACGCTCGTCTTGCGTCAGGACGGTTTATAACAGGCACAAGCAGAGGATACGGCGACTTATGTTCATAAACATCAAAAATTTTCCCGCCTTTGTAGTATTCAGTGCGGTACGGCAAAAAATAGGCTTCCGTTTCGGCATAGCCGCATTCGTTCCTGCTAAGGACTGCATAGCCCTCGGAAAGAAGATTTGTTACAGTATCAATTACTCCTGTCGCATTGCCGCCGTCTATCGCTTCGAGGCGAGGATATTTGCTGTCAGAATCTATGTATATGAAACTGCATGAGCTGATAAATGCTGACAAAATCACGCTGTCAAAGAGAATATCTGCATTGTTCTGACTGTATATCTGCGTGAGATTGAAGTCATCGTTATCAAATCTGTCATATACTATTCTGTCTGCAAGTGAATCGACTGCTTTTGCACACCAGCCGAGTGAATAAGCATAAGCCCGAAATTCAGGCGGAATCAACGGGCTTACGTTCTTTATTTGATTTTTCATTTCATAGTATCTGTATCTCATGCCGACCCTTTGAGCTTTTACAGAGAGTTTGTTTCTGAGATAATCTATTCCGTAAGTGTCCATTCAGCACCCGTCTTTCGTTAATAAATTTGGTTTCAGCGAGAAATATGAGCAGTGACGGTGGTGAAGTACGCAACCGCCCTGCAAGGGGTACACTCCCCCCTGATTTAGTGAAGTTGACTTCACTTTTTCCGGGTACAAAAATACCGTCCTGTTGGGGGAAAAGGACGGTATCTTTGCAGGAGTAAAAACAACAATGTCAAAAAGCTGCTACTAACTATGAAGAAACTTTTTTTATGAAAGTGGTGGCGAGTGCAGGAATTGCACCTGCAATGGAAACTTCACTCGCCATTCACACCGAAACTATTGCTTCGGTGCAAACCTGATGTGTGTATGACAATTATCCGAAAGGCTTCGTTGGCGGATTTAAACCGTACCTGCTCCCGCTTTGAACAGGTACGGGAAAGCAACTCGTCATTCCGCCTGCTTTCATGTTTATATTCTATCACTCTTTAACATGACATTCAATGACATTTACTGACATCTTTTTTATTGCACGTTCGATTTTCCTGTAGACTGTCCTTACGTCATAATTCATAAGCTCGGCTGTCTGCTCCACGGTATGAAAAAGCAAATAGCGATGTATCAGGACTGTTTCAAGGTCATCATCATGGAGCTTTGCAATAGCTGCTGAAATTTCTTCCGAAATGCCTGAAAGTTCTATTTTCTGCTTGTCCAGTTTCTCGGACATATCGGCATATTTGAGGATAGCATTTTCTGTGCGGTTTATGTAAGATGCACCGCCGCACCCTGCTCCGCCTGCTCTGCTCAGACCTTCGGCACGGGAACGATACTGCATCACAAGCATATCAAGGACTTTGATTTTCTTTTCTGCGTAAAATGCACGGTTCAGCCATTTTTTTGTTTCTGTTTCACTCATATATCAAATTTCCTTTCAGTTATTGTTCAAAGAATGAAAGCTGATTTCCTTTTCGGGCTTCGACGATAGTTTTCATTGTATCCTGCGGAATCCATGCGGATTCACCGCAGATGTAAGGCTGTCTCCACCTAAAGCCTATCCAGTCAAAGCACTTTCTTAAGCTGTCACTCATGATATATCCTCAATCTGACTGATAATATTACTCATAAGTTCTTTTGATTTTTCAGCGTATAACTTGTTGTCGGAATGTGTTTTTACAAAGTCCAGAAGTCTTTTTGAAGCATCTATAGCATTAGCAAGATAAGCTTTAAATACTGCTTTATCATCAGTTATAGTTTCGGAAGCAGGAACTTCTTTTAACTTCTGTTCATATTCGGCTTTGATACGCTTTACTTCATTTGCGTGTTCTTTGTCACTCTCGCTCATTTTTTCTATCATGGCGAAGTACTTGTTTTCAGCCTCTTTAGCAGCTGCTTTGAGTTCTTCGATTTCCTCGCTGTTATCAGCTACAGCAACTTCAACAGGACGGCTTTCAAGTTCTCTGATTTTAGCTTCAAGTTCTTCTTTTTCAGCGTTCAAAGCCTGCACCTCAAGACTGTTGCTTTCTGATATGTCACGTTCAAGCTGTTCAATCTTTTTCTTGTAAAACTCTGTATCAGTCTGAAGAATACTGAGCTTGCCACAGGCTTTTTCTTCACTCTTTCTGCTCGTTTCAGCTTTCTTTTCAGCAGCATCGACTTTTTCAAGAAGATGATCGTTAGCTTTTTTGAGGTCTGCGATTTTTGCTTTCAGTTCTCTTACGCTCACACTCTCCACCGGAACTGTCTGCTGTATATCCTGCCTCTCGGTTTCGTCAAGTTTTGCAAGCAGAGAAAGTTTAGTGATTCCTAAATGTTGAATCGATTCAACATTTTCAATCCCTGCTACTGTTACATACTTGTATGCCATGTGTCTTTTGATGTTGAGTTCATCTTCTGAGTAGCTTTCAAAAGTTTCATAGCCGAGTTCTTTGTAAAGCTTATCGTCGTGAATTTCTTTGAGACTTCTGCACACTTCGTAAAGTGACTGCTCAGCTAACTTTGCATTGACCTTTATAGACTGTGTGAGTGCTACTGCTTTCTTGTAGTTAGCAGATTCGATAATATCATTCATGTTACTTTAACTCCTTAACTATCATAGTTTCTTTTTTTATTTCATCGAGATACTTTTTATACTCTTCGACAAATGATCTTACTTCTTCCGTCATAGTCGCATTACGCTTACCTCTGACCTGAATTATATCCAACGTAGGCTCTGATACCTCCACAGTGTAAAACGGCTTTGTAGGGTCGCTTTTGCGGCGTATAAACATGATATGCAGTTTGTAGAGAGTGTGACGCTTGGCGTATCCGCCTACGCAGTGATTCAATATTTTACCTTCGACAACAATTTCATCAAAGGTTTCAGGCTGACGTATCATAAGTGTTTCGTTCTCGTAATTTAAACGCTTACGCTTTACATAGTTTTCAGCAAATACCGGCTTCATTTCTTCACTTCCGCTGTGTTCAAAAATCGCACTTAAACGGCAGTGCATCTCTTCAAAATTATGTGGCATTGATATAGCAGTATCGCATAAGTCGTAATGTAAGTCTCTGCACTGTGTGAGATAGTCGCTATAGTCTCTCTTGTCTATGTTGTTTTCGCTGAGATACCTTGCAATTCTGTGAATTTTAAGCCCTGTCGCAGCCGCAAATCTTTCACCAGTTCCGACTTCTCCGCCGAAGACCTTGGTTAAAAGCAGAAGTTTGTCAATGCTGTAAGTCTTTTCGTATCTGTCACGCCAAATTCTATAGCTTTCATACAGTTTTTCCTGTCCCTGCAATGCTTTGAACTCTGAGCGATTGAGACCGAGCATTTTAAGCAGATTGTTTGACTTCCAGTTTATGTACGGCGATACGCTCAAAAACTGCCTTGTTCCCCAGTAGCCGCTATACATTTCAGTGACAAGAAAGTCGTAATTCTGCTTGACGAGATACTCAAAATTCGGGTGTTTACAGCACAATCTCAGGTATTCCATGAACAGCAGTGAAGTGTGACTGCTGACCGGAGCATATTTCATACAGCTTTCCTTTATAGCATCGGCATTGAGTATACAGTAGCTGTTGTCGAAAGTGTAGCCGTAACTGGACTGACAGAAAACAGGTTCACGGAAATCTGAGCGGATTTTCCACGGTTCATCGTCATTTTTGCCGTAACGCACACAGCCGTCAGGAGCGAACACATAACGCTGTCTTTCGATAATTTTTCCGTCTGAGTATCTGTGATAACAGCGTGCGAAAAGCTCACCGTCAGGGCGGTTTGTGACAAATACAACGAAATTCATAGCACCTTTTCCCTGCATTTCCTCGGAAATTCTTACAGGCATAGCAGGGAATGAAAGGAGTAACTGCTCTTTTCTTTCTTTTTTCATGTCGCACCTCTCAGAAGTCGAGTAAATCGTCAAGGGAAATACAAGTGCTGTTCTTAGCCTGTTCCTGCGGTTCTGTATCTTCTCTGAGGTCTATACGCATTTCAAAGTGTATCACAGCCCCTGAAAAGTAGAACTCTGCGGCAGCCTTGTAAACCTCAAAATCGCTGACACTCTTTTTGCCCTTTATGCTGGTTGCTATGCTGTCTAAGCAGTCTTTAAAACTCTTATCTGACTGCTCTACAGCCTGCTTAAACTCTCTTGACTGTCCGCAGAATGTCTTTAATGCCTCTGCTACACCCTCAGCAATTGCCTGCTGATAGTTGCCTTTTATATCTTTCACATCAAAGTATTTTTCCATATCAAACATAATTTCTCTCCTTCTTTACTGCGAGAACATAAAAGTTGAGCTGTTCTTCACTTCCGCATTTTTCAATCACATCTGCGGCAGTAAGTCTTAAAACTGCACTGCTTTCGGGGAATATCTCCTGTAATCTGCGTACTATGTACTTAGCTTTGATTAAGTTATCCATTGTTTTTACTCCTTTTGACTTATATTTCCTTGAAGATCATATCGCCGTTTTGACAATACTTTTCTTTGAAGAGCTTGCGTTTTATGATATAGTCCTTTGTCTTGTAACCTTTGGTGTCCTCGACAATGAGCCTGCCGTCCTCGATGTATGTGAAGTCTGCGATATATGACACTTCACGTTCGTTCGGCATATCATACTGTTTGTACTTGTGTGGCGGTATCAGTACAAATTTTCGCTGTATCTGCAAGCCTTTGATTTTTCCGACATCGCAGAGGATATTCAGTTCAACACAGCGTTCAGCTTCTTTCTTGCTGTCATGAGTGTGTCCGCAGGTGCATAAGCATCTTCTTGCATAGTATTTGTTCATTTTTCATCGTCTCCTTACAGACCTAAAATTCCGCTTAAATATCTTGCATTGTCTTTCATAGCGGCTTTTCTTCGGTCATCGCCTTCGACTTCAAGAGGGAAGCACATCTGATAAAGGCGGCTGTAAAGTCTCTGCTGATGTTTGTTTGTCGGGTGTGAAAGTTCTGCGGCAGTGAGATTTGTTGTCACGATAAGCGGAAGGCTTGCACGGTATCTGCTGTCAATGATGTTCTGAATTATTTCTGCTGTGTAGTCGGTCTGACGCTCAACCGCAAGATCATCAATTATAAGCAGTTCATAGCTGTTGAGACTGTCTATATAATCCTGTTTGCCCTCTTTCATGCCACCAATGATATTTATAAGCCTTGGGAAATTTGTCATCATGCACCTGTGACCCTTGTCAATGAGAGCATTTGCAATGCAGGCAGAAATAAAGGTTTTTCCTGTTCCTGTATTGCCGTAGAGGATAAGCCCCTGATTTTTGGCTTTGAGCTCGTCAAATTTATCGGCATATCTTCGTGCAATATCGGAAACCCTCGGATTCTTCCTGTCATCGTTTTCAAAAGTCCAGTTCAGCATCTCCGAATCATGAAATCCTGCCTGACGGTTTCGCTCCACAGCCTGACGTGCTTCGGCAGCCTGTTTTATTTCTTTCTGTTTGCGGTCTTTTTCGATTTCACACTGACAGAGTGCGGCAGGTCTGATAACAGTTTCGCCTAATTTGACTTCACACTGTTTCGGTGTATGGCATTTTCCGCAGTAAAGCAAACCGTTTTCGCCGATATAGTCACCGTTTTCACGCTTAACGGGATTTGATTCCATTATTCTGCTTATAGCAACTTCAAAAGCTTTCATTTTCTATTCCTCCTTAACCATGACAGAACCAGTCAGCTGTATCGTTCGGCACAGTCTGTCCTGTCCTGTAATCGTCCTGCCAGCACTCCTGAGCAAACCATGAAGAACCGTGCTTGATATAGCGTACAGCGGTATTGTTTGCCTTGATATGCTCTATGTATGCTTCAAGCCCTCTTATTACCTGCTCCTCGGAAGTACCTTTTTTTCTTGCCGATATGTAAGACCTGAGAGCGTTCTTTCTGCCTTCCTTTCTCGGATACTTCTCCCATATCCTGTTGAACTCTTCTGTAAGCTCTCTGTCAGTCGGTTTTTTTGCCTGCTCCTCGCTCACACTCTCGGCTTTGCCGATGAGAGTATTATCTGTTTTATTATCATTAGTATTATATATATTATTATTGGGTGTAATTTTTACACTGGGGTCGGTGTAATTTTTACACGGGGGTGGTGTAATTTTTACACTGGGGGTAGTGTAATTTTTACACTGGGGGTTTATTTCTTCCTCACCATTCACAATGCTTAAATTTGCCTTGTATCGGTTGAATATCACGCCATTCATATCAACAGTATTTTTTATGATGATATTTTTCTCAACAAGTGATTTGAGAGCAGTAATGATAGTCTTTTTTGTACTGCCTGTCCATTCGCAGAGATAGCGTGTATTGCCTGTAAATTCGCTTTCTCCGTCCTGTGAGAAGCCGTATATTATCGCATATACCTGTAATTCAGTGCCTTTAAGTCCGAGGCGGTTTATCATCCAGCCGCAGACCTGATAATAATTCTTGTCTAACATCTTTTAACCTCCTTGATGCTCCGTCAGCTTGTGTTGCATAATTCAGATTATGCAACATTACCAGTCCACAAAGGCATCTACAGCCCTCTTTTGCTGTTCCTGAGACATACGAAGATAGATCATTGTTGTATTTACTGTAGAGTGTCCCAGAAGGTCAGCGAGAAGTGCTATATTATTATTTCTTTTCAGAAATTCGATTGCAAAGAAATGTCTGAACGAATGAGGGTGCAGAACCTCTCTCGGTATGCCGTATCTTGAAAAGCTCCTGAGAACGTTTGCATAGCTTTGCCTGCTCATCGGCAAGCCGTTCCTGTTCTGCACTGCTTTGTCCGTATCATTCATATTGTCCATGTAATCTGCAAATTCTTCACCTATTGCCTGCGGTATCTGAATAGTCCTTATCTTGCCTTTGGTGAACATAACAGCATATCCACGGATAATATCAGCTTTGGTAATTCTCAGGACTTCGGAAATTCTTGCCCCTGTCATGCTTATCAGCTTGATATTGAAAATCCAGCGTTCAAGACCGTCCTGCTCCAGACCGTGAATCAATTTTCTGTACTGCTCCGCTGTTATCACATTCTCGATGTGGCTTGCTTTCTGTATCTTCACACGCTTGACGGAGCAGGCAATATCTGCAAATTCAAAATATTTCTGCACTGCTGCAAGCTTGACGTTTACTGTCCTTGCGGAACAGCTGCGGAGCAGGCGGCTTTTGTATGCAAGCATATCCTGCTTTGTCATGCCGTAGCTGTTCAGGAAGGAATTTACTGTTGCTGTGTACTGCTTTACTGTTGATTCTGAAAGCTCATTTTCTGTAAGCCATTCGCTGAAGCTTTCGATTCTGTTTGTAGAAATTATCTGCATACTCAATCCTTTAGAATAGTCATCTTTGTGAAGTGGTCTATATCCTCGTTCGGGTGCATTATCTTTGTCATTGCATAGGCAATATCTGAGCTTATTTTTTGCTCCTCTTCGGGGGTATGTTTGGGAATACGGCAGATAACGACTGCCCCGCTGTGTCTTACCCTGATAACGCCTATCTTTTCGGTCTCTGTCTCGGTCTCGCTGATAACGTCATATTCAGAACGTTCCCAAAGAGAATAATTTTCATCTTTCTTTGCCATATAATCACACCTTTCATATTTGATTCTATGCGGATCCAGCTTGTACACTTAACTCAGAAACTTATTCACAAAGTAAGTCTGACCCTTGCCTGTGACCTTGGGAGTTTTTGTCACGGAAGTATGACCGTCGGCATGAATGACAGTTGATTCCTTGATTTCAAAAAGCCCCTGTTCCATAGCCCTCTGAGTAGGCATATTGTAGTCTGTACCCTCACGCTTTATAAGGAAACCATGATCTCTGAGCCATTTGAAAAGCCTTTTCTGACCTGTATCAACGCCATTCTGTTTGAGTATCTTTGCAAGTTCTCCGACAAGAATAGAAGTTTTTGAAGTCTCAACGGCATTTGCAAAAAGAACCTTTGGTCTGTCCTGCTCTGCCTGCTCCTCGAGCTGTTTTCTCTTTGCCTGTTCCTCTTTGAGCTGTGTTGCAAGCTGTATGAGAAAATCGGGTGAAGTAAGAGCCTTTTCAAGTGTGTTCTCGGTCATATATGCACCATGCTTGCGGATTGTAGGGAGAACCTCATCAAACACCCAGCTTTCAAAGCGTTCTGCTGAGGGGAGTTTGCTGTGTGCGATAAGTCTGTAGAGATTGCCCTCATTGATAAATTTAGCTTCCTGCTGTCTGCCTATGCTGTCTATGATGTAACGATTTGTTACCCCATCATTTTTACAATGATCTGCAAGGGCTTTTCGTGAATTTGCATATCCGAGAGCCTTTGCAATATCTGCACCGCAGAAAAGGACTTCACCGTTTGCTCCTGTGAGAGTTCTTACTTCTCCGAACTCTGCGTTTTTGAAAATCTGGATTTCCATTTTTATACCTCCTGAGAATTGTTAAGGGTTTGACCCCTTTCACTATAAGGACGAAAAACCGCCCTTTGCAACCGAAAACGGTTGCGGGATTAGAAATTTTTATTTTTTTACTTTTCTGCTCACAAGCTGAATCAGCTTGTTTTTCCGATAAGCTCATCAATTGAAACATTGAATATCCTTGCAAGTTCAACAGCTCTTTTAAGCGGAATGTTGCGTATGCCGTGTTCAAGTTTGTATATGTACTGCTTTGAAACACCGAGTTCAGAAGCAACATTTTCAAGCGTGTAGCCTTTTTCAGTTCTCAGCTCCTTGATTTTGTTCAATCAATCACTTCCTTGACTTTTATAGTTGTCTGTGTTATAATATTTGTAGTAACCCGTTTGGGTTACAAGTATATTATACACATTTTTTAGTGTACAATCAATTCGTTTTATGCACAAATTTTAGTGTATACTATACACGAATTTTGGTGTATATTGTATAGGCGGTGATTTTATGGCGATAAAATATAAATGTGATATTCTTAATGAGCTTAAAAATAAAGGATTCACCACTTATAAAATCAGAAAAGAAAAGTTATTAAGTGAAGGAACTTTAACTAAGCTCAGAACTAACGATACTGCAATAACATTGAATAATATTTCTGTTATCTGTGAATTGCTTGATTGTCAGCCCTCAGATTTGATTGAATATGTTCCGGATTGAGCTGAAAAACAAAGAATAAATATATCAACTGGAAATATAAGTGATTGGAAAAGAGGCAGGAGTATGCCTTCTGCGGTTAAGTTAGACGAACTTGCAACATATCTTGATTGTTCTGTTGATTACCTTTTAGGCAGGAC